CCATTGACATCGGAGATAGCACAGCTACCACTGTAACCTTTTCAAACACAGGTAATGCAGAAGTAGCAGCCAGTGTAGGGACTTGGAGATTTAATAATACTGACGTAAGTTTTTCACCCGGTGTACAGCTAATGGATGCGTCTGCGGGCCCTGGAACAGCAGGACAAGTATTATCTTCAACTGGTGCACAAGTACTTTGGACTGACACGGTAGATGGAAGTGGTACTTTAAATACCATTCCAAAATGGACTCCTGACACAGATACCTTAGGAGATAGTAATATTACAGATGATGGTGCTACTATTACTTTAACAAGCTCACGTGTTTATATAAACACTACTGATACCACAATAACTCCAAGTAATTTATTTGTAGTTGCTGGAGATAGTGAGCTTAGGGGAGACATACAGATAGGTGATGCAGCCGCAGCGGAAGTATGCACACTCCTTACCAAAACTTTTGTTGATAGTGGAACTTACTTTAGAATAAATGGAGAGTTACGAGATGCTGGAGACAGTATGGGCGTAGCAGGTCAAATTCTATCCTCAACAGGAACTACAGTGGACTGGATTAACGCTCCTTCAACTACAGTGAGCGCAGATGGATCAAGAAAAATAAATGTAACTATTCTTTCAGCAGCTTTATTGTCGATTGGAGTTACCCCTATAGATTTAATTCCTGCACCTGGACTTAACAAACTTATAGTCGTAGACGATATATATATGTACAATGATTATGGAACCGTAGCTTATAGCAATGTAGGAACAGTGTCAGGTTTATTTTATTCTACTAGTCTTACAGCTAGCGATATAATATGTCAAATTCCTACATCTTTTTACACTTCTGGGACGGGGATGAGGAAAAACTTTTTTAAACCACACGATCAAACAAGTCTACTTAAAAATGACAAGGTAGTACTTGGAAACACAACTGCAACAAATTTATTAACGGGAGACGGTAATTTTTATGTTACTCTTACATATAAAATATTAAATGCTGCAGACATGTCTGTAGATATGTCCTAACTAGGAAAGTAAATAAAATTTAATATATAATGGATATAAGAAAAGTCTCCATCGGGGCAGATTATAAATCTAGTTCTATGCATTACATAGTCGGTCAAGACGTCCTTGGCGGAAATTACACAATACACCTTATCAGACAAGATCAGTCTTCAAACTCAATAAAAATTTGGATTCAACAACGAGATGAGATACTTTTGTGGAAAGAGTTTAATTCCCAAATGCCTATAGCTATAGAATATAATATAAATTTTTAAATGAGATCTCCATACTATTTTATTGTAAAGCCTGTAAATGGCAGACGTTATGACAATATAAAAAATATAGGAGGAATCGATTTTGTGACGAGCGTTTCACAAGAAGATCATTTAGCTACAAATAGATTTGCAGAAGTAATTTCTTGTCCTCTTTCCTATGAGGGAGAAATAATTCCTGGGGACATACTTTTAGTTCATCATAATGTATTTAAAATATTTTATGACATGAAAGGAAGAGAAAAAAGCGGGAGAAGCTTTTTTAAAGATGATTTATTTTTTATTGCATTTGATCAATTCTTTTTATATTATCATAATGAAGAATGGAAAACACATTCTAAATATTGTTTTATTAAACCTATTCCTCTTCAAGATTCATGGATTTTAAAACCAGGTGGCGAAGAGCCATTAACGGGAATTGTAAAGTATACTAACCCTATGCTTACTAAATTAGGTGTAAAAGAAGGCGACGAAGTTTTATTTGAACCTCAGTGTGAGTATCCTTTTCATATTAATGGAGAAAAAATATATAGAATGTTTTGGAATAATATTACCATGGTTTTATGAAAGAATCAAAAAAATTAAAATTAGAAATAATAAAGGCAGGTCGTCAGGCAGTTGAACAGCTTATTAAAGTGGCAAAAGAAGATATTATAAAATATGATAAAGATGATGAGTTGGCACCAGATAGATTAAAAAATGCAGCGGCCACTAAAAAGCTTGCAATATTTGATGCGTTTGAAATACTCTCACGCATTGAAACAGAAAAAGAAATGCTAAACGGTGTGGTAAAAGAGGAGGAAAAAATACAACAAGGATTTGCAGAAAGAAGATCTAAATAAATTATATCAGGTTATACCTAATCATGTTTCTAAGCAGTCGATGTTGAAAATGAATCAACATAAGTCTTGGGAATACGGCTATAATCCTAAACATGATTTTGTAGTAATAAGCCAAGATGGAACAGTGGGGGAGATATATAATATTAATGGCTTGTTAATTGGCCTACCTCTGCAGCCTAAAAAAATATACAAAAGATCCAAAAAAAAAGCAGATCAATATTGGGAGGCTTTCCCATATGCTAAAGAATTATCGCGAATTTCTACTATATTTCAGTGGAATGAGACTCCTAATGAATTTAAAGATAAATGGGTAGATTATATTGAAAACGAGTTTAATAGAAGAGAAGAAGGATTTTGGTTTTACAACAACGGAACTCCTCTTTATATTACCGGGACTCACTACATGTATTTACAGTGGACTAAAATAGATGTAGGAAAGCCAGATTTTCGTGAAGCTAATAGGATATTTTATATATATTGGGAAGCGTGTAAGGCAGATAAGCGAAGCTTCGGAATGTGTTATTTAAAAATAAGGAGATCAGGATTTTCGTTTATGGGCTCATGTGAGGCAGTCAACACAGCCACAATAAGTAAAGATGCTAGGATCGGAATTCTTTCAAAAACAGGAGCAGATGCTAAAAAAATGTTTACCGATAAAGTCGTTCCTATATCCAACCATTATCCTTTCTTTTTTAAACCTATTCAAGACGGAATGGATAGACCTAAAACAGAATTAGGATATAGAGTACCTGCTTCTAAGATTACTAAAAAAAATATGTATGAGATAGAAAAAAATGAATTAGAAGGATTAGATACCACAATTGACTGGAAGAATACTGCGGAGAATAGTTATGATGGAGAAAAGCTAAAACTTCTTATTCATGATGAATCTGGAAAATGGATGAGGCCAGATAATATAATTAATAACTGGAATGTTACTAAAACCTGTCTAAGACTAGGAAGTAGAGTAATAGGAAAATGCATGATGGGCTCCACCTGTAATGCGTTAGATAAAGGAGGGGATAATTTTAAAAAACTATTTTATGATTCTAATGTAGCAGATAGAAATCAAAATGGTCAAACTAAAAGCGGGCTCTATAACCTATTTATTCCAATGGAATGGAATTTTGAAGGCTATATAGATAAATATGGGATGCCTTTATTTTATACTCCTACTACTCCGGCGGAGGGAGTGGATGGAGAATATATATATCGAGGAGCTATAGATTATTGGAAAAATGAAGTAGAGTCATTAAAAAGAGATCCAGATGTTTTAAATGAATTTTATAGACAATTTCCTAGAACTGACTCTCATGCTTTTAGAGATGAAAGCAAAGAAGCTCTTTTTAATCTTACTAAAATATATCAACAAATTGACTATAACGACTCTTTAATTAAAGAACATTACATCACACGAGGTAGATTTAGCTGGAAAGATGGAGTAAAAGACACCGAAGTTGTGTGGACGCCTGATTTAAGAGGAAGATTTTTAGTATCTTGGTTACCAGAAAAGAATTTACAAAATAACAAATTAAATATAAACGGAAAATACGCTCCTGCCAACGAACATATTGGAAGTTTCGGATGTGATTCTTACGATATTTCAGGAACGGTAGGAGGAGGAGGATCCAATGGAGCACTACATGGCCTAACTAAATTTAATATGGACAACGCTCCTAGTTATGAATTTTTTTTAGAATATGTAGCGCGACCGCAAACGGCAGAAATCTTTTTTGAGGAAGTATTAATGGCTTGTGTATTTTACGGAATGCCAATTTTAATTGAAAACAATAAACCTAGATTGTTGTATCATTTTAAAAATAGAGGTTATCGTAAATATAGTTTAAACAGACCGGATAAAATTTTTAATAAATTATCTAGAG